GCTCAGCAGCGAGGTGTCGATAGTAAGACTGTGTTGGAAAAGATGGCTGATGGGAAAATCTTTATAGGAAAAAAGGCTATAGAGCCTGGATTGATCGATGGGATAAGCACCTACAAAGGTGCTCTAACATATCTCACTGGGGAAAAACCACAGAAGAAGGAGGTGAAAAGAATGGACCCTGTTACACTGGAGAGGTTCAAGGCTGAGAGTCCTGACGAGTACAAAAAGCTTGTTTCTTCGATTGTGGAAGACACGAAAGCAGAGATGCAGACCGAGATCGATGAGAAGGACAGGCAGATTGAGACTCTGAAGGAGCAGAACAAGGATCTGTCTCGGAACTTGAACGAGACCAATGACCGTGTCCTGAAGCTCGAAAAGAACGAAGCCATCAGGAGTGAGAAGGAGATGGCGAGAGAGGCGGATGCGATTTGGTCGAGGGAACTGTCTGATAGTGATGTTCCTCCCCGCCTGCACGAGAAGTGCAAGTCTATGGTGAGCCACGAGAAGTTCATCAAAGGTGATTCTTTTGATCGGGAAGCTTTCACGGAAGCGGTCCGTGAAGAGATCACTGATTGGGAAGGCATTGCTACCGAAAGCGTTCTTGGAGGCGGCACACCCCCGGGAGCGCAGCAGAGCACCGATGCCACCGAGGCTCAGGAGGACAAAGAGGCTGTTGATGAAATGCTTAGAATGGCCGAGGGTGAAGACCGAGTAGGCCACGCCTAAAGGAGGTGAGAACGGATGGCTAGAACCCAAGTAACTGACATTGCCACCATCATTCGTGGGGGTCAGACGGATTATAAAAAGCTGTTTTACAGCGAGCCGGACAGGGCTCTTACGAAAGAGGTGACTCTGCAAGCTGGCTATGGTCTGATTCCGGCAGGCACTGCGCTTGCCAAGAACGTGTCAGCCGCGGGGAACAAGGAGAAGTATGTTCCCCTCATGCCGGGTATTTCGGCAAATCCGCCCGATAGTGGCAACCCAGATCATCTCCTAGCTTGTGCGTTTCTCGTTCAGGATGCGAGTGGTACGGATCTGTACGTCACGATGGATGACAGTTATAAGTTCGCTGTCGGTGACGATGTGATCCTTCTGGACAGCGATACGCTGGCTGCGAGTTCGGAAAATCTGGGTGCGATCACTGCCATCGACCGCACCACTTACCTGCACATGGCGAAGATTTCTGTCACTGAGACTGTGAGTGGTACTTTCACTGTGGCGAACTCGGCTTGCATCCATGTTGAAGCTGGGACCACAAGTCTGACCACGACCAACTCCTACAGCGTGTGCGAGGGCATTCTGATGCACACTGTGGATACGGGGACAGGTGAGAACGCCAAGGGTGCAGTTGCTCCCATGATCCTCAGCAATGCCATGTTGTACAATGGCCTGCTGAAAAATGTTATCGCTCAAGCCAGGACTGATCTTGGCGCCAGTGTCAACGGTCAGTTCCTGATCATGAAATAAGTGAAGGGAGGTGAGTAAGGATGCCAAGAGGCGCTAGCGATATTCCGGAGCTTAGACTAGTTAGGCTCCAAAGGCTGATAGAAATGTTCATGATGTCTCCCTCCCTTGTGCTGTCGAAACTCTGGGGTGAGATTCCCGCAGAGTCAGACACGATCAAGTGGGAAGGCATGATTGGGACCAGGGGCATGACGCCGTTCGTAGCTCCTGGTGCTAAGGCTCCTCAAGTTGAGCCTGTCGGTATTTCGCAGCACAATGCGACCGCTGCGTTCTGGAAGGAGAAGATGTATCTGGATGAGGTTTTCCTGAACAATCTTCGCCGACCTGGAACAACGCAGCAGCATTGGGCAGCGAAAAATATGCTGGCTCGGAACTTGAAGATGATGCGGAATCGGTGTGACAGGCGTAAGGAATGGATGTACGCCAAGATGATCACCGCCGGCAGCTTCACTTACACTGATATGAAGGGTATTCGGTTCACAGTTGACTACGGGATTCCCTCCAATCAGATTGTGACGCTGGCCGCATCGAGACTGTGGAGCACCGGAGCAAATGCGAACATCGTTGAGGACATCTTCGATGCCAAGTTGGCTGTCAGGAACAGCGTAGGGGCGGAGTTGAACTACGCCCTGCTGACCACTGAAGTCCTCAAGTACATGTTCCTCAATACTTCCATCCAGACTCTGTTGAAGAAGTCGGCGTTTGGTAATGGTGATCTCTTTGCTCGTCCGGTAGCGGTGTTGAGCAACCTGCTCAATATCGACAACATGATCCTCTATGACGAGCAATACCAGCTGAAAGCATGGCTGACGGCTGCTGTGACAGGCGGCTCCACCACGACCATCTATGTTGACGATGCGACGGACTTTGAGGTGGGAGGTGTTCTCAGATTCCACGACATCAGTGCTGATACGTGGGAGGAGGAGACGATCAGTGCAGTGGATGTTGATGCTGGAACCATCACCGTGTCCACCGCACCGACCGCCAGCTTCAAGGCCAGTGAGGACTGTGTGACGATGACCAAGAAGTTCCTCCCAACCGACAAGTTCGTGATGTTTTCGGACAGCGTCCAGGGGACGAAGATTGCGGAGTTCTTCAACGCTCCCTTTGGTCTGACCCGCACGAGAGGGATGAAGGTTGACAGTCATCCCGAATGGGATCCTGAAGGTATGTGGATCAGGGTCCAGAACAAAGGCCTCCCCGTGCTGTATCAGAGAGATGGTGTTTACATTCTTACCGTAGCTTAGGAGGTGACCCATGCCTACAGAACCCAGATATTATAGGGGCCCACTTCCTAATCCGGCGTTTGACAAGCAAGTTGCCGCTGTTGAGATGAATCTCAATATGGATACCATATCTGGTGAAGTTACGGCCAGTGTTGGTGGCCGAGCGTTGGGAATTGCCAAATACAGCGGCAAGATACTTGGTGTTGGCTTGTCAGTGCTGGCAAGCGGTAAGGATGATTCAAATGATCTCTATGTTGAGGCGGATGTGATGATCAACGGGGTAACGTGTCTCACTACGAAGCCTCAAATTGCTCATGTCAGTGGCGAAGCGTCCCAGCAGAAGACAACCCTCCAGACTGGTGACACAGGTATTACAGCTGGTGTGGTTGATGCTTCGGCCGCAGAGTTCACCGTAGGTGACATCATTACGTGGAACATGCTGCTGACTCGTACCGCCTCTCCTACCACTGAGATCAGTAACCCATCAGTTATCGTGGAGGTGGAACCACTGTAGAAAAGGAGGACAATCGATGGCTAAAAAGGTCGAATTGTTGGTAACCCTCAGGGGCAATGACCAGCTGTGGCTGAAGGGCGAAGTCTTTGATTACGACAAGATGCCTGGAGAGGTTGCAGCGGAAATCAGTTTAGGTAGAGGGACGGTAAGGGTGTTTGAGGAATATGTTCCTCCTCCACCCTCCGTCCCTCCCCCAGAAACTCCTGTAGATGAGCCCTCATTTAGTGAAGTAGCGAAGTCTTTGCTGGAAGAGGAAGAAACTGAAGAGGAAGAGGAAGAAGGGGAAAAACCTTCTCGTTACTTGATCAATCACAAGGGTGGGGGTTGGTATGATGTGATCGACACCGAGACGGGAGCTTTAATGAACTCAAAGGCTCTCAAGAAGGCCGATGCCGAAGCCCTTGTCACTGAGCTAGAGGAGGAGCAGACGGAGGCCCTCTCTGTCGATGAATCTGTTTCGGAGCTAGTGGAGGAGAACCAAAAACCGACTCTTACTTTGGGGGATGAATGAACAAGCAAGAGATGATCAGTTTGGTTGAGTTAGAGCTTAAATCCCTGTCATCTAACTTTGAGGATGAGGATTATGAATCCGCAGTAGATGACGCTGAGAGGGACACAGGCTTCACTCTTCCCACGACCACTGGGTTTCAGATAAAGTGGTTGAAAGATAGGACCAAACGTCATCTGTTCTTCATGCTCTACACCGAGAGTGCCCACAAGTTTAGAGTCAAGCAGATTCATCTACACCAGAGGTTCGACCATTATGGTACACTTATAAAGGAAATGGACAAGGAGTTTGAGAAGGCTCAAAATGAGGAGATGTTCCAATTTGCCGGTGTTAGTGCGAAGCAAGCTTTTGGCCATCAGATTGGGGCTGGGTTTGCTTATGACAAGAATACTGGCAAGGACATAACATACGAGAGTTCCAATCGTGTACCTATCAAACCTTCGGATACTGAGTAATGGTGCTTGGTGATGACATTAAGGCTGCATATACGGATGTGGGCACAGCTTACTCAGCGTCCCGTAGGGGTCCAGGACTTTCTGGTGAGTTAGAGACTGGTTACCTGGATTTTGAGCTTAATCGCCAGGTAACTAAACCATTCATTCGAGAATACTTTATTGAAGCATCCCTGCCCTATGATACCGAGTGTGTGGTAGGCGATGTTCTTGAGTTCACAGCAGATGGTCGTAGGTTCATACTGATGAACCTCACGGCCGACATGTTCGAGAATCAGGTTTATGAGTATCAAGGAGTCCTCTACAAGTGCAATGTCACAGCAGGGAAATTGGAGAGATCGTCAGGTGAGGATTGGGATGAAAATTACCACAAGGAATCCAATTGGGTGCCTATCGATGAGAATGTCCACGCCCTGCAAGCTGAGAGTTTATACGGACATTCACTTGAGACGGACATTGAGTTAGGTCAACTAGGGCTGGAGAAGTTCGAGCTATACATTCCCTCAACTTATGACATTAGGGTGAAAGATAGGTGGACGCCAGTTAGTGGTGAATGGTATTTAGTAACAACGGTAAAGAAGAGGAGATTTGATGGCGTTGACGTAGCTGAGTTGAGGGAAGACCGGCGAGACAGGTAATACAATCAGGCCCGCTCGTGAAAGGAGTCAGCCGTGAAAAACGTCCTCTTTGTAGGAGAACACCCTAGAGGTGTAACTGGCAATAGCGCCATGATGGCAGCTATTCTGGAGCAGTTAGATACCACCAAATACAAACCTGTTGTCTTTACAGATTACACTCCCCAGAACCGAATCAGCATATTCTCTGATTCAACTCCATGTGATGTCATTATAGCTAGAGAGACAGAGCAGGATTTAGGTTGTGGGAATCTGATCAACCTTGTTCGGCTCAATGAAGATATAGACGCTATAATCTTAGTGGGAGTAGATATATGGCGTTTTGCTCTAGCTATGGAGCATATCTACCAACTTTCTGCCAAACGCAAGTTCAAGACAGCTGGTATAATCCCTTATGATTTACCTACCTTTCGTAAAGACTATGCAATGTGGTTCACAGCGTTTGATTTCCCCTGTGTGTACTCTAGGTTTGGTTATAGTGTATTAGAGCCTCATGTTCCAGGTTTGCAATACTTTCGTCCTCCTCTCTACAAATCTGAACTGTTTGTCCCTTTTGATGGGGAAAGAAAACAAGAGGCGAGACAGAAATACTTTTCCCAGATGGGGAAAGATCGATTCATATTTGGTTTTGTTGGGGCAAATCAATTCCGAAAAGATCCTCAGCGAGCCATAAAAGCTTTCTTTGAAACCAAGAAAAAGCATCCCAATATAACCCTTTACCTTCATACGAATATGACAGCTGGGGTTTTTAATTTGGAGCAGATTTCTCAGGATTATGCTTCTCACTATGGTGCAAAAATAGGAGATGTAATTAGCAAGAGACCTTCCCATTACTATGACCGAGAAGCCATGATAGAGATATACAATGCTTTGGATTGTGTTGTGAATACTTCGGCTCATGAAGGTCTGTCCTGGACAATAATCGAATCGATGCTGTGTGGTACGCCCGTCGTAGCAGCCGACAATACTGCCCAGATGGAACTGCTTGAGGGAGGGGCAGGGTATGGTGTGAGATGTACAGAGACTGGATTTATTCCAGTTGTTACTGGGTCGGGTCGTTCCTTTATAGAAACCAAACTTTGTGATCCGGATGATCTCGTTGAGGGAATGAGTAAGGTTGTAAAATATGAGGATTATAGGAAAAAATTGAAGGAGAAGGGATTAAATAGGGGAAGAGAGTGGGTAGAAAAGTCGAGTAATATCAACACCCTTCTCTCCCAAATGCTTGCCCCAGATCGTATACAGGTGACAGGTGACAGAAAGGAAGCTGTATTGTTCGTGCAGCACTCGTCGGCTGGTGATGTTTTGATGAGTACCCAGTGTTTTAAGGGAATAAAGGAGAGGCATGAAGGTCTTCCTCTTGTCTATATGACCCAGGAGGTATATAAGGATATAGTTGAAGGGAATCCTTATATTGATGAGATTGTTACCTATGATCAAGAAGAGGCAAACCGCTACAATGTGATCTACAATCCTCATGCGGAGCGTATATTGCCAGGGGGATTTAATAATCTCGACACGAGACTCCACGACATGTATCCTTATTTCTGTGAAGTGGAAGCGGATGACATTTACATTAAAGAGGAAGAAGTTCCTTCTCTCACTTTACCTGATAATTATATAGTGGTGCAAACAGCTGGCGGTGAGAAGAAATACAGGACTTATAGACATATGGACATGATTGTTCAGATGTTTCCTGAGTTCAAGTTCATTCAGCTTGGGTCAGGACTTGATATGGCTTGTATGAAAGCCCATTTGGATTTGAGGGAGAAGTTGACATGGCGACAATCGGCATGGGTTATGAAGAATGCCAAAGCTGCGGTGGTTATAGACAGCTTCCTGTCCCACTTGGCTGGGGCGTTGAATACCCCGGCGGTAGTGTTGTTTGGACCTGCTCCTGCCCGAGTGACAGGTCCAAAGGGGAATCCAGAGAAGTTAATATTCCTAGAACCCAATAAACTAGATGTGTGTCCGATAATGACAAACTGTTGGGGGAAAGCAGGTGAAACCCAGTGTGATTCTCCATGTATAAACACTATCAATCCCCTTGTTGTAGCTAAGGCGTTAAAGGAGTTGTTAAAGCCTTTTGGTGTCTAAATGGTGAAGCAGATATTTTACAAGCAGGTTAAGGGCAGAAGGGCAGAAGATTCTAGCACGGAATGGAAATTAGATCCTTGGAAGGTTTTTGGAACAATCTTAGTAACTACGTTAATAGGGTGGGGAACTTGGGTAACTATAAACTCCTTTAGAGCCGAAAACGCAGACAAGAAAATAGATTTACAAACTGAGGTTCTACATAATCGGGTTACTGGGTTGCAGATGGTTGAGGAAGCAGACGAGACACGGCTAGAGAACAGATTATGGGAGCTTCAGAAAAGATTTTACGAGAAGGAAATAAGTGATTGTCTAGAGGATCTGAATGACTGTGAGAAAGAAAAATAGGGAGGAGTACAATCGTGATTCTTTTGATGAAAGGATTGAACGAAGAGAAGTCAGTGGAAAGGGTGATGGAAAATGTCCACGATGAACCATACTTCGAGAGAATTATTGTCATTGATGGAGGTTCAAGCGATTTTACCGTACAAGCCCTACGGCAGTACGATAAACCAGAAGTTTTTATTCACCCCTGGTACAATTGGTACCATGATATGGAGGTGTCACAAAGCAATATTGCCTTGTCCTATGTGCCCCATGGACAAATGCTGTTCATTCTCGACTTCGATGAGAGGTTGACAGATGGACTCAAGAGGGAATTGTGCAAAGTTGACGGAATGTTTAAGGATGGGGCGTTTAGTTTTAGAATTGGTCATGTTCCTCGCAGGACTTATGAGCCTCTTCGTTTTCCAGAAAGTCCTTATGCGATGGTGGATGAAGATGATGGTTGGCCTATTGTTAGCCGTCAAATAGGCCAGTATCCTGATTACCAATGCAGATTGATAGTGAGGGAAGTTGGGATGCACTGGATCAACAGTCCGCATCATGTTCTTTTTCCTCTAGATATACCGGCTTATACTTTTGAGCATGATCTAGAGCATTTTGATAAGGATGATTTGAGGGATAGAATTAGGATCGAAAAACTGTGGTTGAGGGCTCAAGCGAGAAGGAAGGAACTTGGATTAGTATGTGATCGGTTTGAGTGTGAGCCCAAGAGGCAAATTGTTGAGTGTGCTGATCCTAAATACTGGAGAGATTAATGAGTTTTATCGAAGAACATCTGGATGGACTGAAACCCAGGATTCCCGACGGGCGGTCCTTTGAGGAAACTGCGGCTGAGGGATTCTTGTATCCTTGGAATCACGACAATGCTGACATGGATTTGATGTTGCAGGCTTTGAGGATATTGCAACCTAAAGTAGTGATGGAGTTAGGAACTTTTGAAGCTTGGGGAACTCTGAAGATGGCTAGGTGTCTAAATTGGTTCCCTAGTAAATCCTTTCTTTACACGTTTGATGCTGGCCACTCACCAGCTAATAGTCTTGGTGGTAGTGATGTTTATGGTGTTCCGGAGCAGTTTGAGGAAGTTCCTTTAGTAGATTGGAGGAGCTTTCCAAAAAATCATAAAGCATACCAAGGATGGGGCTGTTGGGGAAAGGTTATAAATGCGAGAAATAAACGCCTGAAGGAAATGAGCAGATTGCCTAATGTTGAGGTAAAATATGTGGAGGGCATTACTTATGATACCCTTCCGAAAGTGATGCCTGAGATAGGTGTTTGGGATTTCTGTTTTCAAGACACTCTCCATAAGACTCATCACATAATAAAAGAATGGAAACTGTATAGAGAATTTACAAAGGTAGGAAGTTTGGTGGTTTTTGATAATATAACACCACCTGAAAACTTAGATTTTGTGGATTGGTTCAAAGAAAACGAACCTAACTGGATTTACAAGCGCACAGAAGTTGGTGACGGCCAACTCTGGGCGGAAAGGATTGAGTGATGGGACGAGTAACCGACAGATATTGTTGTTTAGGCTGTGGGAGGTTTTGGAGGGTTCCTGATTTTGAAATCGCTGGAGGGCATAATTACTGTCCTTATTGTGGCGACATGTATTGGGTTGATAATGTACAACCCAATGAACCTCCTCCTTTGTATGAGGAGAGAGAAGTGAAGACTCCTTGTTTTCATAAACAGGTGGTTGAGTGTTTTGGTGACATGAATTTTTGCACAATCTGCGGCGCCGAGTTTGCCAATGTAGGAGTTGGGGAAAAGTTAATTGATTGGCAACTGAGGGTGCTAGAAAGGTTAATGGTATGAAAATCGCAATTTTGGGCTATGCCCACCCATTTGGTGAAGGACTAGTGTATGGTGCTGAGAGGATGATTTATTATCTGATTAGAGAACTAAGGGATAGAGGGCATGAATGTGTGGTGTTCAGCATCAAAGGGTGCAATCTTCCCGGGTTTGAAGTTATAACTTTGCCTCTGCCTTGGCAGGATGACGTTGATGTTTACTATGAGGCTGTGAAGGGGTATGAGGCGTCTAGGGGCGTTAAGTTTGATTACATTCACTCCTATATGGCTTCTGGTTATATAAAGAAGGAACTGAGGAGTGAATGGCCGTACTCCTTAGAACCTTTCTTCCATTTTGGAAGATTCAAGGACAACATCATATGGTATTCCAAGAAGTTGCAGTCCCTAGCAGGTGGACCTGGGAATGGCACTGTGATTTATTTCGGGCTGCCTGAAGAGGATTACAGTACGTGGTCTGAAGATCACAAGGGCTACTTAGCATGGTTGGGGAGAATGGATATGGGAAAGGCCCCCGACATAGCCATCGAAATAGCGAAAAGGTCTGGTCATAGACTTGTGCTTATGGGCCCTTCGTACCACTATCCCTACTGTCAAGAACACATATTCCAGCATATTGACAACGAGAATATAATATGGCTGAGGGGGTGTACTGACGAGATAAAGAGGAGGGTTTTGCTGGGAGCGAAGGCTCTCATAGCTCCTCTTTGGGCTGAGTATCATGAGATGTTTGGTATTGTGAATGTGGAAGCCCTAGCCTGTGGTACACCAATTATTGGAATAGCCAATACAGCACAACCTTCAGCTATCAACTTTGATGGGGGTGAGATCATTGAGGATTCAAAGCATGGTTTTGTTATCTGCCACTACGGTTACGACAACGAGCAAAGGGATTGGGCTATCAACTGTGGTGTATCTGCCGTTGGGGATATTGAGAATATTTCAAGACGGGAATGCCGTGAGTTGTATCTATCTAGATTCACCAGCAAAATAATGACAGATAAACACCTGAAATATTTCGATGTAGTCAAAGAGAAGGGTGTTGTAGGAGATGTGATGGGGGAGTTATGAACGAGTATAGTATGGAGGATGTGGCTAATGTCAGGGTGGAATACGAGTTCAATGTCACCCATGTTCAGGAGTTTCTTCAAGGGGCTGGTCTTGACATGGGTTGTGGCAGTTGCCCTCTCTTGTTGGGTGACTGTTACCATATTGACATATCTCCTCAACCTCTTTGTGAAGCCCAAGTTAGAGAAGGACGATTTATACAGAGTGATGCTGTTACCTATACGCATCCGGAGAGGGTAGACTTTGTTTTCAGTTCTCATATGGTAGAAGATTTGCCAAGTAAGGACAAGATCGTAGCTTGTATAAATGGTTGGGCGAAGAGACTGCTGAGACCTGATGGCTATCTTGTTCTGCTGCTGCCCGATATGCAGGGCGGTAGATATTCTACCGTAGAAGAAGGGGGAAATATTTCGCATAGGGTTAATGTAGGGAAGGAGTTCATTTTCGATATAATGCCGAGACTTCCCACTTTGGTTCTTGAACAGATTGATACTATACCACATGACAAGAGTTGTACGATTGATGTGGTTTTCAGGAAGCTGAGTATATGAAACCAGATATTACACTAATATTCCCGAGTAGTCCTTTTCTGATTAATGAGCAAGTGTTTCCTCCATTAGGTATATTGTATCTAGCTGGGTTGTTGAGGGATTGGGGCTACAAGCCACAAGTCATTGACCTAGCAGCGTGTGATCTGCAGGATCCAGTAAAAGTGGAGGCTGATATAGTTGGTATCTCTCTTACTACTCCTCAACGTGATCAGGCATACAGGATAGCAAAGCAGTTAAAGAAAGAAGGGAAGGTGCTGATTGCAGGTGGAGCCCATGCTACCCATATGCCTGATGAGTGCGTTAAGAATGGATTTGACTTTGTGGTTAGAGGTGAAGGTGAGATGCCCTTGCTTTCTCTCATGCTTTATCTGACTTCTGACATGAGGCCTGAGTCTAAAATCGTCGGGAGTGCGTCGGATTGCGTTTCTCCCGATAGATTAGCACTGCCTGCTCGTGATCTTATAGACTTGAAGAAGTATCGCTACAGAATCGAAGGGAGACAGGCTACCACGATTATGACTTCCCGAGGGTGTCCTTATAATTGCTCCTTCTGCGCCCGAGTCACTAGAAAATTCAGATATGCTAAAGCTGAAACAGTGATGAAAGAGATCGGACATTTGAGGAAAACATACGATTACCGTGCTTTCATGATCTTTGACGATGTATTTATAGCGAGTAAGAAGCGAAACCGCAGGCTCGCCCGATTGCTAGAAGGTCAAGATTTGAAGTTCAGGTGCTTTGTCAGAAGCAACCTAATCGATGACGAGAATGTAAGGTTGATGAAAAGGATGGGCGTTGTCGAAGTAGGGATAGGAGTAGAGAGTGGAAGTAATGAGATACTCAAAAGAAATCTTAAAGGAACAACTAGGGAAGGAAATCTTGAAGCAATTAAAATCCTCAGGAAACATGGAATTAGGACGAAAGCATTTCTCATTGTTGGTTTACCTGGGGAATCAAGAGATACTATACGGGAGACTATTGGTTGGATCGAATCTGCTAGGCCCGATGACATCGACTTTACCATATTCCAGCCCTTACCAGGTAGTCCAGTGTTTGAGCGACCAGACTTTTGGAACATAAAGTTTGAATATAATAGTAAACCAATGTGGTATAAGGGCACGCCAGGATACTATGAATGCTCGGTTTCTACAGAGCATTTGTATTCTGAAGAATTAGTGGCAATTAGAGATGAATTGGAAGACAGATACAAGAAAAAGGAATTGCTGAGATAATGCAGACTGTCTACGCATATCCTGATCCTCGGCAGCTTGAGAGGATAATATGGGCAACCCATAAGATTGAAGATCATGTTAAGTATTTGATAATGGAAATGCCCCGTGATATGGCCATTCATTGTCAGAGGAATATCATTGCTGCTATTGTGTCTCAGAAATATGTTGGTGAATGGGGGGCGAGGGCCAGACAGTATCACCCTAGGTACAGAGTGTGGAAAGAGCAGTATGGTAGAGCAGGGGG